ATGCCTAGTGCAGTAGTAGAAAAAATTACCAAACGTACTCCGATGGGTGCTGTTATTGATGACTTCTATAAAAGTGATGCACCTCAGTTTAAAGGTAAGAGTAAAGCAAAAAGAAGAGAAATGGCTATAGCGGCAAAGTTATCTAAAATGGATGAAGCAGTTCATCAGTTTATGACAGGTCATGGCGTTACTTTTGCTGGTAATAAATATGATGAGATAGAGATTGAAGTGACTGGTACTGATAATGTGAATAGGATGTATCACGTTATGATACTAGCACCAAAAGAATTATTTGGTAAGAAAACTCAAATCTCTTCTAAGTATATGAATAGAGGACCATGGACTAAGACAAAAGTAGATAATGTATTTGGAGAAGATATAGATGTTGATTGAAGAAATAATTTCGGAAGAAGAAAAAGGTAAACCTATTGTTTATGTTGATATGGATGGTGTATTAGCAGACTTCTTTTCAGAATGGGCTAAAATGGCAGGAGTTAAGTCTGGTAATTATAAAGATATTCCAAGAGAAGACATCAATAAGACACTTGACAGAATGATTGGAACAGATTTCTTTGCTCAGTTGCCAAAGTTTTCTACAGCAGACAAACTAATACAAATGATTATTGGCCATTTTGGTTCTTATAAAATATTAAGTTCTCCACTCAGAAATGACCACGAGAACAGTAAGAAACATAAGATAGATTGGATTGGCAGAAAATTAAAAATTAAGCCAGAAGAGACTATCATATCTAGTAACAAGGGTGCATATGCGACTCAGGCAGATGGCACACCAAATATACTAATTGACGATTTAGGTAAAAATGTACAGAACTGGATGAATAATGGCGGACTTGGAATTAAATATCAAGCAGATGAAGACCCATTATCAAAAGTACAACAGTGGCTATCTCAGTTTAGAAAAGGCGCAATAGCACAAGAATCAGTTATTGCTGAAAGAGAAGAAAACATATTTGAGAAAGACGGTGCAATTAGATAAGAAAACAATGGAATTATTATTGGTTAACTACCATAATATCAATAATTCGATGTTAAAACCTTGTGCTGATAAAACAAAATTTATCAATCTGATTGCTGATTTAGAAATACAAATCAAAAAAGCAGGTAGAACTGTTGTATATTCTGATGGATTATCAGCATTAGAGTTTGCAAATAAATTAGCAAAAGAGGCAAACGAAAAATATAATATAGTTCCAAAAAATAAAGCAAAAAAGAGGAAGACAAAAGAGAAGAAATAATGCAAGTATACAAGGAAACAATCTGGCATTTCACTTGTCAATCATGTAATGGCTTTTGGTCAGTAGCCGCATCAGATAAATGGGTTCCAAAAGAATTATTTTGCACTCACTGTGGCTCAAAAAGAACACATAATCCAGAAAAGATTGAATGGGTAGATGATAATGATTACCAACCAGAAGATAAAAGTCATATTAGATTTGGAACATCATCTTATACGAGAGCAAGTGAAGCCACTTATACTAGTTTTCAAAAAGATGTATGCTCATGTGGACACAAAATCATAGATTGTGACTGTAAAGCAGGGTGTAAATGTGGGTGTAATAAGAGATTTTTGGGTGCATATTAACTTACAACTTAATTTTTATAAAAATAGATAAATACTAGTGTTAAAACCATAATCAATTACTAATTATAGGAGATAGAGAAAATGGCAAGAACATTAAACAATTTTGGTGTACCAACTGACTCCGGTTCGGAAGCAGTCGGCACTGGTATTCTACAACCAAAACTAAACTATAGATTCCGTGTAGTAGTTGCTGGTTTTGGTGGTGTATTAGGCGGTAGTTCACAAGAATTTACAAGACAGGTTATGAACGTATCACGACCTAAAGTTTCACATGAGTCAATTCCATTAGATTCATACAACTCACGTATGTATGTCATGGGTAAGCACACATGGGAACCAATTACAATAACATTGCGTGACGATATCGCAAACAATCTAACTAAACTAGTTGGTCGTCAAGTACAATCACAGTTAGACCATAAAAACCAAAGAGGACCTTCAGCAGGTACTAATTATAAGTTTTCAACATTGATTGAAATCTTAGATGGTAACTCTGGTGATGCGACTGAACAATGGCAATTAGAGGGTTGTTTCATTACAAACGCTGACTATTCGCAAACAGACTATGCGGTTTCAGACCCAGTTACAATCACTGTTACTCTACAATACGACAATGCTGTATTGAATGATGACATTATGCCACCAATGGACTTTATATCTGATTCTACAATCGCAGGTTAATTTAACCGGGAGGAGTAAACTCCATGTCGTATTATAGAAAAAGTGGAAAGAACACGGCTAAACGAGTTTTAGCCGATAGTGCTAACGCAAAACATAGATTTGGCTTCGCAGGAGAGTTCGGCTCTCCTATTACCCAAGATGCCCCTAAACTATCTGACCTCTGGTACGTAGAATTTATTCCAGTATTTGATGGCAAGAGAGGGGCAAATGCTGGTATTTCTTCATTAGCAAAAGCAGTATCTCCTATTTCCATTCAAACTTCAACAATGCCAGTTGACCAATATGGTAAACGTGTTCATGTTCCCACTCGTGTAGATTTTCCAGAAGTAGGACTTACAATGTATGACACAGTTGACGGTAAGATGTTTAACGTTGCTGACCAAATATACTCAAAGTTTTTTAAGAATCAAAACGCTAAAGTCAGTGGAGCAAATGCAGAGGAAGTATTAACAAGTTCTCAAGCATATGGTAGAAAGTTACCAGATTGGGGTCATGCGTATTATCATCAACATTTTGAAAAGATTATAATATATCATTTCTTTGGTAATCTTGAATCAACTGCTGTAAGACCTGGCACTCCGGAGTTTTCTGGTGCCCGTGCTAACAATGAACAAGGAAGAGCAAGTAATTTAGGTACAGGTTCACTTCAGAAAATTGAATTAATTAATCCATTAGTTACAGGTATTACATTTTCTGGTAGTGATTATAGTGTTACCGAACTAAGAACAGTGGAATTGGGAATTCAACCGGAAAATATAATATTTGGTCAATGCGAAGAAAGAGTAGCATTCCCAGAATGGATGACATTGGGAATGGATTATATGTTAGATTCATTAAGTCCACAACTTAAGAGAAAAGAAGGTAATCTTTATCCTGACCACTTTGGTGATACTGGATATGGTCCTAGAACAGTAGATGGTAGATTCAAAGAAAAAATCAGTGATGAGTTAAAACAAGACCAACAAGAGTATGAAGATACCAATAGAAAACTTAGTGAGTTAATGACTTTATATAATGCTCAAATTCAAAATCCTAATGAGACCGGCAATGAAGAGTTAGAACGTGCAGTGAAAAAGCGAATTGGCGTTATAAATGCGGCAAGGGCAGAAAGATTTTCTAAATATGCAGAGTTTCCAAAAAATAAATTTGAGACTCCGTATGAAGCAACATATACAAATCCAGATATCCCAACTTTTGGCGGTATTGGAGATAGTAATCCACCCAAGACTATATTTCCAGGTTATTCTACAGATGTAGGCGATGCTCTAGTTCAAGAAATGATTGGTGCATTTTTTGGAAGACGCAAATTTGATGCAAGTAATGTCAAAAATGCGTTTAAGAATAAAATGATTGAAGCAACTGGATTCCCTATGAATACGGCTATTGATGGAAGAAGAGTCATTGATGGCGCAAAAGGTTCGGCACAAGGCGCATACGTTACTACAACAAAAGCAAACAAAGGTGTATCAGAACCTAGACCTGATTTTCTATCAGGACCAGCAGGTGGACCAGCACCAAAAGTACATAAAACTAATAATACTGAATTGCCAATGGGCATGAGTAAAGAAATATTAAGAAAGATATTAAATAATTAATAGGAAATTATAATGAAATTAGATATCTTAACTGCAAAATTATTAAAAAGGGGTTTCGACCAAGAGAAAGCAGAAGCATACGCTGTCGAAATTACAAAAATGGCAAAATTGTATGGATTAAATCCTTATGATTTTATTGACCAAGTTTCAGATAACTCTGCTTTCAATGATTTGGGAGCATTTGTCTTTAATAACGCTTTGCGATTTGGATATCAGACGGGTAAGATGACTCCTCGTTCTCCAAACACTTATGTCGCAAGAGCGATTATTAAATAATGCCACCAACATTTCACAAAGGTTACTACACAGTAATAAACGAAGAAAAATACTCTGGAAAGGGGACACCTGTTTTTAGAAGTAGTTGGGAGCAGACTTTTATGCAGTTCTGTGATAACAACCCAAACGTTATGGCATGGGCAAGTGAACCAGTCAGAATCTCATACAAAAATCCTTTAACTGGTAAAATTACAACATATGTTCCTGACTTTATTATCGTATATAGAGATTCTAAAGGAAACAAGAATGCAGAATTAATCGAAATTAAACCAGCAAATCAATCAAATCCAAAATTCGCACGTGGTAGGGCACAACAGGCACAAGTAGCAGTAAACTATGCTAAGTGGGAAGCCGCCACACAATGGGCTAGAAAAAGAGGCATGAAGTTTAGAGTTCTCAATGAGAATGATATCTATGCTAATACTAAAAAACCTAAGGCAGTCAAAAAGCCCAAGAAGCCCATAAAGCCGAGATAACACACCTTAGGACCGATATAAGTTACTTATATCTAAGGTGAGGATGCCGTTATCCATTATTCATATCGCTACTATGACTACAAAAAACGGCAACTTTATTTTTGATAAATACGTATATAATTAATCAAGAGTGTAAACTATGACAAAAAAATTAGAAGAAACCTTTAATATTGAGTCAACTGAAGAAGAAAAGATTGAGTCAGTTGAAGAAGAAATAACGCCAACAATAGAGGAATCTAAAGAACTATCAGAAATTCTTTACAAAGAGTTAAAAACTACTGAAAAGATAGATAATGCACTTCCAGTAGTTCAAGACCTTAATCAACATGATAAAGAGATGGATGATATTCATCAAAAGGCTCTGGACGCATTTAATGATTTGCTTTCATTAGGAATGAATGTAGAAGTACATGCGGGTGCTAAGTTACTAGAAACAGCAAATCAGATGCTAAAAACGGCTATGGAAGCAAAAGATAGTAAAGTTGATAGAAAACTAAAGATGATTAATCTTCAATTACAAAAAGCCAAGTTGGACCATAACATTTCCAAGCATAAAGGCGAAGGAACTGAACTAGAAAGCGATGGTGCAGTTACAATTGATAGAAATGAACTTCTAAAACGTATAGAAAATGCCCAAAAAGATATAAAAAATGATAAATAAGAATAGAAGTTATTCGAATTAACACAATAGAGAACATATAATGAAAACATTTAAACAATACCTAACGGAGTCAACAAAAGAACACAAATTCACATTGAGATTCTGTTGTGACTTAGATGAAGCACAAGAGAATCGTATTGAGACATTCTTGTCTAAATATGACCTTAAATCGATGTCAAAAACATCGACTACGCCTATCACTAAGAATCCAATGTTTTTTAAAGATGTCGAGAATTCAAAAGTATCAAAGATTGATATCGTTACTGGTTATCCTCTGTCATCAGATATTCTACAACAACAATTAAGCGATTTACTAAGTTTACCACTTATGCATGTGGTTATTCATCCAGAAGGATGGGAACCAGAAGAAGAAGTTGTTGATGAAGACAAAGAGGCATTATTGGCATCAGATTACGATGAGACATCAGACGATGGCAAGACATATGGTAAAACTTTTGTAGATAAGTTTTTAAATGATTTAGAGAAAAAAGAACATGATGTTGTAGAGAACGAATTGAGCGTAACGCCAAAATCTGACCCTGCACCAGAACAAATGTCAAAAGATGAGAAATCTACTCCATCTGTCATAACAGGAGATGAAAATGACTAAGAAATATACCTTAACAACATCAGAGGAAACTGTTACAGAAAATCCAGAAGATATCATCAGATTGATGAAACTAGCAGGCCTTAAAGACGCACAACCAGTTGCTGAAGAAGAAGTAACTGAAGAAGTAGAAGCAGAAGTTTATGAGCCTACTGAAGCAAATGACGAACTGGACTTAGATGATTATTCTAAGAAATCTCCAGAAAGCATCAATAAACAAAAGAAATCAATTCAACCAACTCTTGGTGATAACCCATTAGAGTATTCATTAGACGAAAACGAAATTTACGAAGCGATGATGAAAGAATTTCCAGAAGATAAAGTAGAAGAAACTGCGGAAGAAAAAGTAGAAGAAACTGACGAATTGAAAGAAGAAGAATTAAAAGAAGACTGTGACTGTGGTCACGGTTCAGATTGCGATTGCGATTCAGATTGCGATTGCGGTTGTAATGAATCAGTTAATGAAGAACGTGTAGACGAAGACAAATCATTGACAGCCGGAACAATTAAAAAACTTCAACATTTAGTTAATACACAGTATGATGTTTATTCTCCTGGCAGTGACATCTTTATGATGTTCGGCAGTCCATATACCGCAGATGACTGGCTAACTCATATGAAACTTACTATAGATGAAGTATTTACTAAGGAAGGTTCACCAGTGCCTCCAGAAGTCGCTAAGGTGTATAATGACTTAGAAGCATATTCTAAACAAACAGAACTTCAAGCGAAAAGAAGAGCAAATACAGATAAAAATGCTTCCAATGCCGCACCGTATTATCCAGAAAACGAAGATGAGTTGTATATAAGAGATAATTTTGCTGAACAGTGGAATGGTGCCTTTTATAGACTCGAAGACAGACTTGGCCTCGAGTATCAGGAAGACTTCGATGAATCAGCAGACATGGACAGACTTAAAGATTTAATAAATTATCAAAATTAAAAGCATTCCTCCATTGCGAACAAATAAAGTCTCCTTAGTGAGACTTTTTTGTTTTTGGCCTGCCCGACAAGATTCGAACTTGTGACCTTTGGTTCCGCAAACCAATGTTCTATCCAACTGAACTACGGGCAGTTGTTAATAGTATACATTATCTTGGAAATTTGTCAATAAAAAACCCGACATAAAGCCGGGCTTTCTAATTCTTACATTTTAGAGTTGATTATCAATTAGTATGCATAAGTTCCATCGTTATTTCTAACAGTACTTGACGCAGTATCAGTAATTGAACCAAAGTTTTGAGTATCAACAACTGGTCCAGTAAGTTCACCTAACGCAGTATAACCACGAGTTCTTCCAGTTGAACCACCCGTTGTTGAACTATGTCCAGCACCTCTAGTTGGTAAATCATCGCCACTAGATGTAATCGCACCAAAATCAGCCATTTCTCTTAAATCGATTGTACGTCTGACTTTAATCTTCGACATTCCAGCAACTGCTCTTAAACCTCTATATCTTGCCATTTTATTTCTCCCATATGAATGATGTTGAAGTGGGAATCTTCAATCATCAATAGTATTTATCACATACACAGGTTTATTAAGTTCTAATGAATGATAAATACTACTATAATTAACTGAGTATATAATGACACATGGCAGATTTAACTAAAAAACCATATCAAAAAACCCAATTTAGTAATACACAATTGTTAGAATTTAGCAAGTGTATGTCAGACCCGTTCTATTTTTTGAACCAGTATTTCTGGATTCAGCATCCAACACAAGGGCAAATACTATATGCGGCATATCCATATCAACATGATTTGGCAAAGTCTTATCATAATTATAGATTTTCTATATCTATGTTGGGCAGACAGATGGGTAAATCAACAACTGCGGCTGGTTATCTGTTATGGTATGCAATGTTCAATCCAGACCAAACAGTTCTGATTGCGGCACACAAATATTCTGGTGCCCAAGAGATTATGCACAGAATTAGATATGCATATGAGATGTGTCCAGATTTCATTCGTGCAGGTGTAACAAACTATAACAAAGGTAGTATTGAATTTGATAATGGCTCTCGTATCATTGCTCAAGCAACAACAGAAAATACTGGTCGTGGTCTTTCAATCTCACTACTATACGCAGATGAGTTTGCGTTTGTGCGACCAACAATTGCGAAAGAGTTTTGGACTTCTATATCTCCAACATTAGCAACGGGTGGTAAAGCAATTATCACTTCAACACCAAACTTAGATGATGACCAATTCGCAATCATCTGGTCAGGTGCTAATAAGCAATTAGATGATTATGGAAACGAAACAGATGTGGGTATAAATGGTTTTAAACCGTACAAAGCATTATGGCATCAACATCCAGACAGAGATAAACAATGGTCAGTTGAAGAAGAAGCACGTGTTGGTAAAGAACGTTTCTTAAGAGAACATGAATGTCAGTTTATTGCCTACGATGAAACTCTAGTAAATAGTTTGAAGTTGTCGGGGATTAAAGGTGTTGAACCAAAATTGCGTACAGGACAAATTCGTTGGTTTGAAGATATTAATAAAGATTCTACTTATGTTGTTGGACTCGACCCATCCATGGGAACAGGTGGCGACAATGCCGCTATTCAAGTTTGGGCATTACCAGAACTCACACAAGTTGCAGAATGGCAAAATAATAGAACAGATGTGAGAGGACAAGTACAGACAATGCATACAGTTCTCACTATTATTAAAGATGAGATGACAGAACTAGGAAATACTCAACCAGATTTATATTGGTCAGTAGAGAACAACTCATTAGGAGAAGCCGCTCTTATAGTCATTGAAGAAATGGAAGAAGATAGATTTCCTGGAACATTCTTGCACGAGCCGAAGAAAAAAGGTAGACAGAGGGTTTCCAGAAAAGGATTTACTACAACTTATAAGACAAAAATCACAGCCTGTATGAAAATGAAATCTTGGATTGAAAGTGATAAAATGATTCCTATGAGTAAAAACTTAATAAGAGAATTGAAAACATTTATAGCAAAAGGTAAAAGTTATGAGGCAAAATCTGGAGAAACAGATGATTTAGTGTCAGCAACCCTATTATGTGTGAGACAAATACAGTTTATATCAAGATTTGAAGAAGGATATGAAGAAATGCTTGGTGAGAGACTAGACGATGCAGATAGTGATTATTCAGAGCCACTTCCTGTGATATTTTGATAAATACATAAAACAAGTTCGGAAATATAATTATGGCAGTAAATTTAAACGATATCGCAAATAAGACTATGAAGTTGATGCAGGGCAGTGGACACAAGATGAGAATGTTCGATGCTAATAGCGGCAAGAGTGTAGCGACACCAGATGAAGCAAGATTCTTTTACGTTAAAGAGCCAAACATGATGGTTCATATTGATGGGAACACCAATGAACTAAAGTTTCATATCGGCGAAGACGTTGCTATAGATAATCCAGAAATTAATAGTATGATGAATCAACTGAAGTCCTTAGCACGTACCAATATGCTAGATTTCGATATTCGTTCATTTGGAAAACATATTGAACCTAAGAACTATGCATATAAGGTTAAACAAAACAAGGAGAATACCATGAATGACTTATTCAATGAAGGCATGGGCCCATTGTCTGGGTCATCACGTACTAGCCGTCAAACATTAGAAAACGTACGTCTAATATTAAAACATCGTGCGCCAGTAAACGAAGAATCTCGTGGTTCTCGTTCACGTAATATCTCAGCAATCTTCGTTGAGACCGGAGAAGGCGAACGTTTCAAATATCCATTTATTCACTTGAATGGTGCAAGAGCAATGGCAAGACATATCGCATCAGGTGGTGAAACACATGATATGGTAGGCGAAGCAATTGTAGAGTTGTCTAGTAATCTAGCACAATTAAAAGAGTTCACTAAGATAGTAGATAAACAACAATTAGTAAATGAAAACAATCGTAAAGTTGTACTAAATGTTAGACGCAGTATGAACTCAATCAAAGAAAAAGTACAGAGAATTCAAGGTGCTAGAGGTTATGCTAAATTTGTTGAAGGTATTGCTCTTAATGGTGAAAATACACAAGCAGAGATTTCAGAAGAAACATTAGATTCATACGTTCAAAAATTCACAAAGACATCATTTGAAGAATCGTTAAAAGATATTCTACCATTAGTTCATCGTGTAAATGAAGAAGAATTTGAAAATCGTAGAGATAATCAAACTGCAAGAGTTAAAGAAATAATGACAGCGACAGTTAAGAAGACTGGCGAGAGAGTTAACAAGATATCATTTGGCGAGCCAAGTAATCCAGCATATGATTACGATAAAATTAAGAAGCAATTTGCTGAACCTCGTACACCAGAAGAAGCGGCTGAACAGAAGATTTCTAAAATTGCAATGACTTTTGATGATATTGCTGATAGAGTAACAGTAGACACACTAAAAGATAAAGGTGCTAAGAAGAAAGGCCACGACTTGGCGGCTGAAATTTCTTTCTTCTTAACAGATATTGCAGATGCTATTCGTTCTAATCCAAGAGGTATTGATAAAGAAGATATGCAAGTGGCAGGAACACTACTTAAGATGTCAAAAGCATCAGTAGAAACCGTAGAGCCAAAATCAGCAGACGTACAAATATCTGAAATGCTTGAAGAAGCATTCTCAAAATTCGACCCAGACAGAGTGCTTATAGAAAATTAATTTTCTACTTGACATTCATTGTCAACCTATGCTATAATCAAAGAGAGTGTTAAAACTCTCTTTTTTTATGCTTCCAAAAACATTCAAAAAGACTGATTTAATGCTTGACTTTAAGAAAAAAGATAAGTATAATAGTATCATTAGTAGAAATATTTGTGATACATAAAAACTAATAAAAAACTAATAATAAGAAAACTAATAAAGGCTAATATAGGAGAAATATAATGGCAACACTAGCAGAAATCCGTGCGAAATTACTCGCACAAGACAACAAAGCATCAGAGAACTCTTCCTCAAATAGAGGGACAGATGCAGTCTATCCCTTCTGGAATATGGAAAATGACAATACATCAGTATTGAGATTCCTTCCAGACTCAGACCCCACTAACACATTCTTTTGGAAAGAACGTCAAGTTATTAAACTTCCGTTCCCTGGTGTTAAAGGCGGTGACGAAACTAAACGAGTAATCGTTCAAGTACCTTGCGTTGAAATGTGGGGCGAATCGTGCCCAATTCACGCAGAGATACGTCCTTGGTTTAAAGACCCAGCAATGGAAGACCTAGGTCGTACATATTGGAAAAAGCGTTCATACGTTTTCCAAGGTTTGGTTGTATCTGACCCTATCGGTGGTGAACAACCAGAAAATCCAATTCGTAGATTTATCATTGGACCACAAATTTTCAAGTTATTGAAAGCGGCTCTAATGGACCCAGACATGGATAATCTACCAACGGATTATGAACAAGGTACAGACTTCCGTCTTACTAAAACACAAAAAGGTCAGTATGCTGACTATTCAACTTCATCTTGGTCACGTAAAGAACGTTCACTAAATGAAGAAGAACGTCAAGCAATTGAAACTCATGGTCTATATGACTTGAATGAGTTCATGCCAAAACGTCCAACTGAGGATGACATGCGAGTAATCACAGAGATGTTTGAAGCATCTGTTGATGGTGAATTGTATGACCCAACTCGTTGGGGACAGCACTATAAACCTTATGGGTTAGATGTTCCAGCAGGAACTTCTGCACCTACAACTTCAACTCCATCTGCTCCAAAAGTAGAAGAAGTTAAAGAAGTTGCACCAGCAGAAACAACACCTGTTGCTGAAACACCAACACCAACGCCAACACCGGCACCAGCAACAGCAGAAACGACTGCTGATGCACCGAAGGCCGATGCGGCAGATATCTTAGCAATGATTCGTAGTAGAAAAACTGACTAAGAACCAATATGAGTGTGGGGAGTAAATCTCCCCATACTTTTATAAAATATCACATAAGGAGAATTATATGGCACGAGCCTTTGATGCGAGTAAATTTCGCAAAAACATAACAAAATCTGTTCCAGGTATGAGTGTAGGTTTTAGAGACCCAGACACTTGGATATCAACAGGTAATTATACATTAAATAAACTTATCAGTGGTGAATTCCATAAAGGAATTCCATTAGGAAAAGTAACAGTATTTGCAGGCGAAAGTGGTGCAGGTAAATCATTTGTTGCCGCTGGTAATGTAGTTAGAAATGCACAACAACAAGGAATTTTTGTAGTACTAATAGATAGTGAGAATGCACTAGATGAAACGTGGTTACACGCACTCGATGTAGATACTACACCCGAAAAACTACTAAAATTGAACGTAGCAATGATTGATGATGTTGCTAAAATCGTTTCAGATTTTATGAAAGACTATAAGGCAGAATATGCCGATGCACCAGATGAAGACAGACCTAAAGTATTGTTTGTTATTGACAGTCTTGGAATGATGATGACCCCAACCGATGTTGACCAGTTCAATCGTGGTGACATGAAAGGTGATATGGGTCGTAAACCAAAAGCCCTAGCGGCACTAGTAAGAAATAGTGTGAATATGTTTGGCGACTATAATATCGGTTTAGTTGCTACAAATCACACATACGCATCACAAGATATGTTTGACCCAGATGATAAAATCTCAGGTGGTCAAGGATTTATCTATGCGTCTTCAATTGTAGTAGCAATGAAGAAACTTAAACTAAAAGTAGATGCAGATGGCAATAAGACATCTCAAGTACATGGTATTAGGGCGGCTTGTAAAGTAATGAAAACAAGATATGCTAAACCATTTGAGGGTGTTCAAGTAGAGATTCCATATGAAACTGGAATGTCACCATACTCTGGATTAGTTGAGTTTTTTGAAGCAAAAGGAGTATTAATAAAACAAGGCAATCGATTGAAATATAATACAAAATCAGGTGAAGAAATGATTGAGTTTCGTAAGAACTGGACAGATGATAAACTTGATATTGTTATGAAAGACTGGAATGAAGAAAATTTGGATGACGAAAAGCATGAACTGGAACCAGTTGAGTCAGAAGTATAAGAAAAAAGCAAAATGTAATAAATACATTGCTTACACTAACAAGACATACTAAGAGGAGACGTTTTTGGAATCAGAATCGCTTTATGAGTTATGGGAGACTTTACTAACTTACATCCCAGGAAAAGACAGAATCGAAGCAGGTGAGATGTTTATCAAACAGTGTGACGAACTAGGAATGAGTCCGGAAGACATAGAGATATTAATCGACGGAGATAAGATACTAGAAGTCGCACTAGACCGATATTTTGAAGATGATGATGAGGATTATTATGAAGAAGACGATGATTGGGACTAATGAATTGGTATAGTGACATAGTAAAAGACTGGAGTAAAATTCCAAACTGCATTCAATTTTTTGAAAGCGAGTTGCTAGATGCGAGAAAGGAAGTTAAGATTAAGGGTAATATTGAAAAGAACTCTACTCAACTTCCTGCATTCGTTGAATTAAGATTTGCCCAGTTACAAGAGATTGAAGCAATACTTGAACATCTGAATATTCAGTTACGTAAAAAGAGAAGTTCGTATCTAAGAAAATATTTAGAGAATTATAATAAAGTATTGAGTAGCAGAGATGCTGAAAAGTATGCCGATGGAGAAGACGAAATTGTTGCAATTGGTGAATTGATAAATCAAGTAGCACTTGTAAGAAATCAATACCTAGGAATAACAAAAGGCTTTGAAATCAAACACTTTCAACTGTCAAACATAATTAAGTTACGTGTGGCAGGAATGGAAGATTCAGAGATTAACACATATTAGGGAATGAGGAACAATGACTGGGATTCACATAGTTAAAAGAAACGGAGAGAAAGAAGAACTAGATTTAGAAAAAATGCACAAAGTTGTGTTTGAAGCATGTAATAATATTAATAATGTATCAGCAAGTGAAGTTGAATTAAAATCACATATTCAATTTTATAGCGGAATGACAAGTAGTGAGATACAAGAAACATTAATTAAAGCGGCCGCTGAACTAATAACAGAAGACACACCAAATTATCAATGGGTTGCAGGAAATCTAATTAATTATCATATTAGAAAAGAAGTGTATGGTGCTTTTGAGCCATCTCATGTACTTGATTTAGTTAAACAAAATGTCAACTCTGGATTTTATGATAAGTCTTTATTAGAAGATTATACTGTAGAAGAATGGGAAAAGATTAATAGTTTCATCAAACATGATAGAGATTTTGATATTACTTATGTAGGGATGGAACAGTTTCGAGGAAAATATCTAGTTCAAAATCGTGTTACTGGCACAATATATGAAACACCACAAATGGCATATATGTTAATTGCGGCAACACTATTCAGTAAATATGATAAAGAAGAAAGATTAAAATGGGTAAAAGATTACTATGATGCAATTAGTACTTTTGATATCTCTTTACCAACTCCTGTTATGGCAGGTGTACGAACACCACAAAGACAATTCAGTAGTTGTGTACTAATCGAAACAGATGATAGTTTAGATAGCATCAATGCGACATCTAGTTCAATTGTTAAATATGTCTCTCAGAAAGCAGGAATTGGGGTTGGTGCGGGTAGTATCCGTGCAATAAACTCACCTATTCGTAATGGAGATGCAAGTCATACAGGTGTTATTCCATTCTATAAAATGTTTCAAGCGGCAGTAAAATCATGTTCACAAGGCGGTGTTCGTGGTGGTGCGGCAACATTATATTATCCTGTTTGGCATTTAGAAGTAGAAGACTTACTTGTATTAAAGAACAATAAAGGTACAGAAGATAATCGTGTTAGACACATGGATTATGGGGTACAGTTTAATAAGTTGATGTATGAACGTCTAATGTCAGGTGGCAATATTACTTTGTTTTCACCACAAGATGTACCAGGACTATATGAATCATTCTTTAATGACCAAGATAAGTTCCGTGAATTATACGAACAAGCAGAACGCAAGACATCTATTCGTAAGAAAACAGTACCTGCGATTGAATTATTTTCATCATTTATGAATGAACGCAAGAATACAGGTCGAATCTATCTTCAAAATGTAGACCATGCGAATGACCATAGTTCTTTCATTTCAGAGGTCGCACCAGTTAAACAATCAAATCTATGTTGTGAGATTACTCTTCCGACTAAGCCATTGAACAGTGTAATTGATGAAGAGGGCGAAATTGCTCTCTGTACACTCAGTGCAATCAATTGGGGAAATATTAAATCACCAGAAGATTTTGAAAAGCCTTGTGAGTTAGCAGTAAGAGGACTTGATGCTCTATTGAGTTACCAAGATTATCCACTCATTGCGGCCGAGTTAGCAACAGATAACAGGAGACCTTTGGGCGTAGGCATTATTAATTTTGCGTATTGGTTGGCTAAAAATGATACAAATTATTCTGACCCTAACTTAGAATTAGTAGATGAATGGGCAGAAGCATGGAGTTATTATCTAATCAAAGCATCAAATAATTTGGCAAAAGAGATTGGACCTTGCCCTAAATCTGATGAAACAAAATACGGACATGGTGTTGTTCCGATTGATACTCGTAAAGTAGAGATTGATGAACTAGTAAAACACTCAGAGAGAATGGATTGGAAAGGTCTTAGAGAAGACTTAAAAGAACATGGAGTAAGAAACTCAACACTAATGGCACTTATGCCTGCTGAAACATCAGCACAGATTTCTAACTCAACAAATGGTATTGAACCACCACGTAGTTTGGTGAGTGTTAAACAAAGTAAGCACGGTGTGTTAAAGCAAGTAGTTCCTGGTATTCATAAGTTAAAAAGTAGATATGAACTTCTGTGGGACCAAAAATCACCAGAGGGTTACTTAAAGATTATGGCAGTATTACAAAAGTATATTGACCAAGGTATATCAGTAAATACAAGTTACAACCCTGTACATTATGAAGATGAAAAGATTCCAATGTCGGAGATGTTACAACATTTGATTATGTTTTATAAATATGGTGGCAAACAGTTGTATTATTTCAATACATTTGACGGCCAAGGAGAAGTAGATATTAATGCTCTTAATGATGAACCATTAGAGCCAGGATTAATAGATGATGAGGATTGTGAAGGTTGCACAATATAGAGGAAAGAAGATGACAACAGTATTTAATTCAAAAAATAAACAAGACCACACCAAAGCAAAGGCTTTCTTGGACCCATCAGGTGGTGTAACAATTCAACGATATGATATGTTGAAGTACAAACAGTTTGATAAACTAACTGATAAGCAGTTAGGTTTCTTTTGGCGACCAGAAGAAGTCGATTGTCATAAAGATGCAAACGACTTCAATAATCTTACAGAGAATGAAAGACATATATTCACAAGTAATCTCAAAAGACAAATCATATTAGATAGTGTACAAGGTCGTGCGCCAGTAGAAGCATTTGGACCACTAGTAAGTATTCCGGAACTAGAAGCGTGGATTCAAACTTGGACATTTAGTGAAACAATTCACAGTCGCAGTTATACACATATTATTCGTAACGTATATGCTAATCCTAGTAAAGTATTTGATGAAATGATGTCCATTAATGAGATTACAGATTGTGCTGATGCCATTAGTACTAACTATGACGAACTTATTGACTTGTCATTAAAATATCAATTGCTAGGAGAAGGTAAACACACAATCAATGGCAAGAAAGTTGAAGTAGACTTATACGAACTTAAGAAAGCATTATATAAAACACTAATGAGTGTCAATATCTTAGAAGGTGTTCGTTTCTATGTATCATTTGCATGTTCATGGGCATTTGCAGAACTTAAGAAGATGGAAGGTAATGCCAAGATTATTAAACTAATTGCACGTGACGAAAACTTGCACTTAGCATCTACACAATCACTTCTTAAGGTTTTGCCAAAAGACGATAAAGATTATATTAAGATTGCTAAAGAAACAGAAGAAGAATGTATTCAAATGTTTGTTGATGCAGTCGAACAAGAAAAGGCATGGGCAGAATATCTATTTAAAGATGGCAGTATGATTGGACTAAACACACAACTATTAAGTGATTATATTGAATGGATTTGCTGTAAACGTATGATTGCTGTAAATCTAAAATGTCCATATACAGTACCACAAGCAAATCCGTTACCATGGACACAGAAATGGATTGCAGGCGCAGATGTACAAGTAGCGCCACAAGAAACAGAGATTACTTCTTATATACAAGGAGGAGTCAAACAAGATGTATCAGAAGACACATTTGGTGGAATGTCACTATGATAGACCTTGATACAATTGGTACAGTAGATTATCAAGTGAAAGATTTTGTTGCGTTAACACCACATAACGATGCACATTTTTGTTTAGTACCTAGGACTGTTGACCAACAGGTTATTTTAAAATTACAAAAGATTATGATGGATATTGGCAATGCTAATATTAAAGATGGAGTATGTGAGCAATACGAAACCGTAATGAAGTTTGTTAACGACCATCCAATCATAGAAATACACTTAACGAAGGAGAAAAAAATGACTAAAATGGGTTTAGAATTTAATGCATGGATTCAAAATACATGGATGGACCACCTTGATGAAAAGATGCAGTGGAATGAAAAAGTAGATTACACTCAAAAAGAATGGCTTAAGAAGAACTTAGATTTCTTAACCAATAGATTCCAAGAAGAAGTTAGACAGAAGTAAATGAAAATAGTTCTTGCAACTGGTGGATTTGACCCAGTTCATTCTGGTCATATCTCATATCTCAAAGCCGCTAAAGAAATGGGCGACATGCTCATTGTGGGCTTAAACTCAGATGAATGGTTAGAACGCAAAAAGGGCAAATCTTTTATGCCTTGGAATGAGCGTCTAGCAATTCTTAATAACTTACAGATGGTAGATGAAGTCTTCACCTTTATGGATGACGATGATACTGCTATCAATTTTATTAAACAAGTTATTGCACATTATCCAAATGACCAAATAATCTTTGCCAATGGTGGTGATAGAAAGAAAGGTAACACGCCTGAATTAGAATTTGCAACATCTATCGCAGATACTTCACCTGGATTTGGTTTTATGTGGGGAGTAGGCGGAGAAGATAAAAAGAATTCAAGTAGTTTAATATTAGAAGAATGGAAATCACCTAAAACGATTCGTAATTGGGGATGGTATAGAGTGTTAGATGATAAATCAGGATATAAAGTAAAAGAATTAATAATTGCACCTGGTCAAAGTCTAAGTATGCAACGCCACGAACATAGAGCAGAGCATTGGTATATACTTAAAGGAGAATGCTCATTTAATACAATAAATGCTTCCTCTGACATTGAATGGTCAGGAACATTCAAAGAACATCAGACAGTGACAATTCAAAAAAATGAATGGCACCAAGCATGTAACGAAACAAATGAACCATGTCACATATTAGAAGTACAGTATGGCGACAAGTGTGTAGAAGAAGATATCGTGAGGTTACCTAAATAAGACTAACACGATATTCAATGTAAATTTCACAATTAAAAGGAGTAAGAAATGAAACTAATTAAGACAGGAAATATATATGATAAGGATAACTCAATGAACTTACTAAACTTAACTGAAACAGAGATTAATCAATTAATCGAATCATTAGCAAGAAATCCAGGTATCGAAGAAGATGAAAAAGAGCCAACATTACATTGGTTGCGTGAGCAATTATCTGAGCAAAAAGTTGGTGGAGCATGGAAACGTAGACTTAGAGAAAAGGGTCACGTTATCTAACGAATGGAGTCATTTAAGTACTATTTAATCGCTACACTTATTACGTTAGTGATTATATTTAGTTTCATCAAGTCAGTAGAGGCAGAATCTATTCACGACACCACGCCAGTTGATGAAATTGTATTAGCAAATGAATTGTTAGATAAAGAAATGGCTATATTAGTTTTAGGTGGAATAGATTATTTTGTCCAAGAATGCACACCTTTAACTGAACGTGGTGAAAAATATAGAGATAAAATAATAAAACACCACGAAATATCAGAAGGTCTTTTAGGAGTTAATCCAACTTATATTAAAGGGGCAATAGCAGTATCTGGATATGATTGTTACGAGATGTATGAGTTGATAACACAGATAGAAGATTCTAATCTTGTAGAAGAGCCTGAACAACCTGTTGATAAAAAAGAAAGTATTTCTGAGAAGTAATTGACATCCTACCATCGTTATGTTATAATACTTCTTACAACTAAAACTAAGGAGAGTTTATGCTAGAGGCTAGTAATATGTTTTGGATTATATGGGGTGCATGTGGTGTTTGTATGTACCTTGCTTACAGTTATGGTAAACAGGCAGGATATACACAAATGCACATGGAAATAGCAACAACTATTGTTGATATTCATTTCGAAAAAGAAAAAGTTGAAATGATGAAAGCAGAGTTGCTTGAAATTCAAGATGCAACAGAAAAGTTAATTAAAGAAAATAATAAAGTTACACAGACATGAAAATCATAGCAGGAAATAGTAACTTGCCCCTTGCAGAAGAAATTGCTGGTTATTGTTTTTCAAGTTTGGTTCCAGCAGAAATAAAAACATTTGCAGATGGTGAAAGCAGTGTAGAATTTTTAGAAAACATACGTGGTGAAGATGTTTTCATTATACAAAGTACAAGTACACCGGTTAATGATAATCTAATGGAATTAATGATTATGATTGATGCGGCAAAACGTAGTAGTGCAAAACGTATTACGGCAGTTATTCCTTATTTTGGTTACGCAAGACAAGATAGAAAAAGTGCAAGTCGTACGCCAATTACTGCTAAACTAGTAGCAAATCTAATTACAGAAGCCGGTGCAGATAGAGTTCTTACGATGGACTTACATGCTGGACAGATTCAAGGTTTCTTTGATATTCCACTTGATGATTTAACAAGTAGAGTTGCTTTTGCTAAAGATATTAAAAGAAAGTTAGGAAAGAAA